CCGTCCACAGTGAGACTTTTCCAATAGGTAGAAAAAGTAGTGACAGCTTCATCTGGCACAGCAATACGGATCAACAGTGCAGAACCAATGGCAGAATAATTAGCGAGATTCATTAGACCAAGGCCTCAACAAAAACAAATGGACCAGACCAACTCACTTGATCTCTTGCAAATATAGTCCAATCTGGAAATGTTTTGCAACGCACAGACCAAGTCACAGCAGGTCCAATTTTCAAAGTGGCTGAGCCAGCAGTGGCCAACAAGGGTCTATTCAAGGTCACTGTGTTGGAATTGTATGGCACATCTGCTGCCACTTGATAAGCAGATGCAGAGCCCAATTGTAAGATGTCACCGGCTCTGAAGTTAAATCCTGACGCTGCCTGTCCACCTGTGAGTGTTATGGTGTTGCCGGTGGTCCAACTAGCAGTTACGGCAGCAGGATTGGCACAGTTGCCTTGATAAGCATTGAGCCAACTGGTATATCCTGCGTTGCTCAACAGCACCGTGGCTGCTGTGGATCTACCCAGGGCCTGTGCAGTAGAAATTTCTTGTCTCAGCTCGCTCCATCTAATGCCATCGGGCACTTTCACTGTGAACTGCCAAGGTGCGGCATTCAGTGTGGTGCTTCTATAAGTGCCATCCAAACTCTGAGTGGCAGCTACTAGAGGTTTGGTATCTATTGCCAAACTTTCTGCATAATCAAAAATCCATTGAAAACTCATTGTTATCTCCCGTAACTAGGTATGCCACGGCCACCTTGCATGGCCACTGCGTGAATAAACTGTGGATCTCTAGCCACAAGTGCTTGGAAACTGGCAGCATCCACTGCACTGATATTGTAGGTCACTGAGCCACCTGACATGGGTGTGACACTAGCAGGGCCGCCAACAAATTCTGGTCCACGTTCGCCCACAATGCCAAACTTACCTGCACCAATGTTGCCACCATTGGCAAAGAAACCATCAAAGAAACTACCAATTGTATCTAAAATACCACCGCCACCACCACCGCCACCACCACCGGAAAAGATGCCGCCGATTGTGTCAACCACGCCGCCAATGGCATCGCCAATGCCGCCGAATACATTGCCTACAGCATCTTTAACGCCGCCAAATATATTGCCAATGGTGTCAAATATGCCACCACCAGAGCCGCCTTGTTGACCAGTCTGTCCACCACCAAACAGGCCGCCACCACCTGTGCCACCCGAACTCACATCATACACATACATAGGGCTGTTGGCACTTTGGCCTCTGGTAGCACCACCACCTGCCGCACCACCAAATAAACTTCCTAATCCTATTGCATCGCCAAAACTGGCAATGGTTGATTTGATCTGACTGCGTAGCAGTTCTTCTGCCATGTCGGCCACAAATGTTTTCCACTGAAACTTGCCTGTTTTGGCAAAGCCCACAATGGCATCTTCCAATCCTGAAGTGAACTTGTCAAACACTCGCCCTGCCACAGCCGCCGCATTGGTGGCAGCATCTGTGTATTCTGCCCAGGCCTTGGCCCAGCCTGTGCCAAATGATCTTGACTGTGCTGTCAACTGCTTTTGTGCGGCAATTACGCCTTCAATGCCTTTCTTTGAGGCAGCATAGTAGGCTGCTTGTTCAGCACTGTTGAGTGGTGCACCACGACGAGCTTCTTCAGCACGTATGGCTGCCTTGGCTGAATCATCTGCGGCTCTGGCAATTTCACGATATTTCTTTTCAATGTCCGACAGAGTCAGGTCAGCCATTTCACGCTGAATGCTCAACAGCTTGTCTTCCAGACCCTGTTGTTCTTTCAGCCCAAACAGTCTGAGTTCTTCTAAGTTCTTGGCATCATTCAGACCTGACACCAGTGCAACCAATCTCATTTGTTCAGATTTAGACAGTGCTTGCACAGCGGCAATTTGCTTGTCGTATTCTTGTCCTAGCCCGCCACGTTTTTCTGCCGCATTGAGATTATCTCTTGCTTTGGTTAGTTTATCAACTTCATCTGTGGTGGTCCTGGTTAGATCAGCAATTACTTGTAAGATTTGTTTTTGCTGTTCGCTCTTGCCAATCAGTTCAGTTTCTAACTGTAATGTTCCTGCTTTGCTATCTAGTTGTTTCCTAAACTCTGCTGTGATACCGGCTATTTCTAATTTTTGTTTGGCCAGTGCATCTTGAATTTCTTTATCAAGTTTTAATTTTTCATCTGCCAAGGCTGTTTGCCGGGCCAGTTCTTCATTTTGTTTTTTGTAAAGTTCCAGGTGTAGTTGACCGTTGCCACGTCCTGCCCCGCCGCCACCTTGGCTGGGCGGTGCTGCCATTCCCAAAGCCGCACCAACTTTGTTGATGCCTGCTGCCAGACTGGGAAAAGCACTGGTGACTAGATTTTCTAATTTGGTAGCCATTGAGTCAATGGGATCAATATCAAAAGCCAGTTTGATCAATTCATTGATACCCACCACGGCAGCACCCACTGCCACAAATGCCAAGGCAACTTTACCAACACCCAAGGCCATTGCAGCCACAGCACCACTGAGTCCACCAAATGCTGCTGTGGCAAATCCAACTCTTGTGGCCAAGGTGCTGAATGTCAAGGCAATTTGTGTGCCCAATGCTGACCAAGTGGCAGCACTTAACCAAGCAGGTATTGCGTAACGACTCAACACAGTGGCAGTGATGGCAGCAGTTTTACCTAGACTAGTAATGGCAGCCACAGCGCCAGTGGCACCTGCTGCAATGTTTAATAGGCCTGTTTTGTAAAGCGCAAATACGCCACCCAACAGTCCAACAGCTTTGACTAAGATTTCAAATGCCTTGGCCAGGCCCAGGATGGCAGTGGCGGCAGCGGCAATCTTCACCACAGCCGAGATGAATTGATCTATCTTGGCAGTGTCTAAACTGTTGAGAAAGGTTACCAAGGGTTCAATACTACTTAAAATACTAAGTTTGATTTTACTAAATGCCGCATCCAGTTTGTCTTGTAGTTCTGCACCTTTGCGCACACTTTCTGCATACTCCGCACTGGCAGCAGTGGCACGTGCATAGTCATCGCTGAGACCTTTTAGGTTTACACCACGCAGGCTTTTGCCCAACAGGTCATTGGTTAGTTTTGTTCTCAGTCCCACATCGCCCAGTTCGCCCAGGCGTTTCACTGTGAGGCCAAATAGATCTTCACTGCTGAGTGTGCGTAGGTCTGTGAGAGTGATGCCAATTTGTGCAAATGCATCTTGTGCTGCCAAGCCACCCTGTGCTGCATCGCCCAAGGTGTTGTTGAACTTGACCATGGCAGCCTGTGCTTTTTCGCTGTTGCCGCCTGCGGCTGAAACTGCTTTGCTAAATCCTATTACATTCTGCACTGCCATTTCAGTGGCATCAGCCACATCCGTTATAGCATCAGCATAACGCAGGGCACTTTGAATGGCAGCACCAATGGCCAGGCCTGCCAATGCTGTCTTAAACGCACCAAAGGCATCTGCTGTCTTTTTTGTTTGTTGTTGTATCCGAGCCAGTGCCGGCGATATCTTGTCATCCAGCGATGCCGTGTAGGTTAGATCTGCCATGTTATTTCCTTATCTTCTTATCAAGTATGCGTTTCAAGTATTGTTCAGTAGGCTTGCTCATACCTCTGGGTGCTTGTTTACTGAGGCCATCATTCAGTGGCACAGCATAAGGATAGTCAGCGTTGATTGTGTCACCTTTGAGCACAGTCCGACGACGTGCATTGCCTGATCGGATTGGGGTAATACTACGCCAGTAGTTGTAGATTTCTTTAGGCACAGCAACAAGATCTCGTTGTATACGAGCCAGACTTGCAGTCATTGTATTTTTTTGTAATCGCACAGTCATTGCTGTCTAGTCCTTTCAATCATTTTCTCCAAAGTATTTAGCGGAAGATTAGGTGCGGCAGGTGCTGTGCCTTTGCGTTTTGCTTCGGCCTTGTCTTGTTGATACTGTGTGTAGGCCAGCATCACATCCATCACAAGAAAGTCCAGGGTGTCAGCTTCGGCCAACACACGACTGGGCAACAGGTGATATCTTGTGGCCAGATTGTCAAGCACCAGGCAACGCCGCAGATCAGCAGAATCTGGGTCTAACTGGGCGTTGATTACTTTCCCAGGGATTCAACCACAGCAGTGATCACACGCATCATGACCTTGGTTGGCAGACTGACTTCGCCTGTGAGAATTGGCTTGCCTGCTTCATCCAAGATTAAATCACGCACGGCAGCAATTACTGATGATGTGTTGGCTTGATCCACTGAGGCCAATTTTAGGAATGTGTCCATGGGTTGACGATCCCAGGTCCAAAATTCTAATGCTTCACCAAACTCTGTCACAATGTCTTCGTCTGTGATGGTAACTTTGATAAGTTGGGGTTTTTTTGCTAGTTCTGCTAGTTTCATTTGATCTCCTGTCTGTTAATCATTTCATTCAACACTGCCACTGTAAATTGCAGTCGGCTCTGTGCTTTTTCTATGTCGCCTCGAGCACAACGCAGTTCGTTGGTGGCCTTGGCTGTTTCTGCCAGTAAACTGCGTAGCAGTTCCACTGTGGTCTTTGAATCAATTACCTGCATCTTTTGATCTCCTATATTACTTATCCGGGTCAAGAGAAAAGGCCGTTTTTACAGGCCTTTTCTGGGGGTTCCTAGAGTTTAGGAAATTGTGTATTCGCCACTCACAGTGATTGTGATTGGTGATACCCAAACAGGTGCATCTGCACTCACTGTTGGAGCCAAACCAGTGATGTAGCCCAGGCCACTGATGGTCTTGCCAGCAGCACCTGCGCTGGTGTCACCCAGGTAAAGGTCAAAGTCAACCAGAGTCTTGGCAGTGCTCATGCCAATGATGCCCACGTTGGCCACAGTGGTGTTGCCACCGGTGCCAAAGAAAGCAGCTTGGTCCAAAACAATGTTCATTGACAAGCTGTTGGTTGCTGTGGTTGCAACTTGAAGTTTAGCTGTCTCATCTAACTGAGTCCAGGTAAACACATCGTTGCTGTTGTTCACAGTGACGTCTTGCAGTGCAGGCACTACTAGATTTCCTGTAAGTGTGGCATCGCCGGCAGCAAGAGTAAGAATTACTTCTTTGCCTGCTACACCAGGTGCGGGATAGATATAAGCCATTTTGTTGTTCCTTGTTAAGTGTTAACGATCAGTTCGGTAAAACTGAATTCAAACTCTGTGACCTGGGCATCTGACACAAACTCAGTTGTGACCTGAGTTGTTCTTTGAGTAACACCAGTGATGGCAGAATCTAATCTAGCTGCCTTAAAAGTGTTCACCATGGTCTGGTAGTTTGAGGGTGGGTTTTTTGCGTCTGTGGTAATTCGGACTGTGACTGTGGTGATTTGATTCACCACGCCGGCACCGTTTAGCACATCAATGAGAGGTTCTTGCGCAACCTGTTCAGTGTCAACATAGATCCGCTTGAAGTTCTTGAGATACAAGGCAGTGCCGCCTGCGTCCCAAGGCAGTTCCTGAGTCAGGGTGAAACCTGGCACAGGATTGGCTGCAAAATAATCAAGCAGAGCTGTTCTCATCTGACTCTCCGTAGATTCCACACACCCGGCTGTTTGTCAGCAGAGTCTATGGTGTCTGAATCATCAAAATCATACCAATCGCCTGCAGTGATTAGTTCACCAAACAACAGATCATATTTCTGTTGATAGTAACCCATCTTTCTGCGTTCGGCGGAATCTTCATTGCTGAAATCAGCGATGTAAGGCAGAATAAAGTTATAAAAAGCATAGTAACAGCAGAGGTCAGTAAAGTCCGCCTGCCGCGCACGAATCTTTGTGGGATTCAAGGGCGGCACATCAGCCACAGTGTTGATCTGTATGGCTGAAGCACCTGTGTTACGTGCAATAAAATAACTTCTCCACCAATCGGTTGATCTCAACAGTTCTAGTATTCTCTCAGTAGAACGTTGTAGTTGATCCTGAAGATAGTTGTCATCAAGGCCTTCATTTTGTTCAAATAGACGGGCGTCCAGAGCACGTAGGTCTTCTGTGGTAGCAAAACTTATGAACTGGTTGCCGAATTGAATGAAAGCCATGATTTCAAGTTCCTATCAAGGGTTGATACTGGAGTTGTTGTTCAAACTACGACCGTAGTTGCTCTGTAGCAAGCCTGTGCCATAGTAGGCAGAACACACAATGTCGTCACCCAGGAAAGCCGCTCTGCGTTGTGTCTCAATGGCGATGTCGCCAATCATGCCAAGACCAATAGCATCACGCTGGAAAATAGCACCGATATAGTTGCCTGCTGAGCCGGAGTTGGCCATGTTACTAGTTTGATACACAGGGATGCCAGCCAATAAGCCTACGAAGCCGGTTCTCATTGCTTCGTTAGCATTGTCACCATAAGCACCTGCTGTGAATGGAGTGTTACCTTGACTTGTCAATGCTGACTTCAAGTCAAACGCAACTTCAGGGTGAATCACACAGACCATGCCTTCAGTTGGAACAGCATCTGCTTGTAGTTTGGCAACTGCTGTGAAGATCTGAGCTGCTGTGATAACAGTTGTGCCTGCTGTGGGTGCAACAAAGCCACTGAACAGTGCAGTCAAGTCTGTGTCCATCTTGCGAGCAACTGCTTCGCCGAACAGCTTGCCTAGGTCTGCAACAACATTGCTTGCAGCACTAGTGCGAGCTAGGTCTGTCAAGATTGTGCGGATAGCAACAGGACTCACTGTCAATGTAGCATTGTTTGTGCTGACTGCTGTGTTTGTGACTTCATCACCTTCGGTAACAGCGGCTGCTGTTTGGATCGGGTAGATTGGCACATTGACTTTTTTACCTTGACCTGGGGACAAGGTGTAGTTCTTGACCAAGCCGCGCATGATTGATCGCTCTGATGCGACGAACATTGCTTCTTGGATGATCTCTGGTAAGAGGTCGTTTAGTGTTGTTGTGGTTGAACCGGCCATAATATATTTTCCTTAAATTGTTAGGCTATGCCGCTGGCTTTGCGATATTGCGCATAGAGCTTGCGGTGTTCTGGATTTTTCATATCCAGTTTGGAAATGTCTGTCTTGTTGGATGGAGCCGCACTACCCACATTTGACTGTGTGTTGGTGGTGGCCGGAGCAGCGGATACAAAATGCGGATTCGAATCTAAAAATTCTCGCACTAGGTCTTCCACTGCAAACGGCGCACCAGAGTCCGCATAACGAACAGCACCGGTTGCATCAACAATTTCAACATCGCCTTCTGAGTTGAGTCTAAGGTTTGACTGTAGCAAACTACGCACTTGGTCAGGATTGACTGCACGATATTTTGCGGCAGCATTCAGCACCGGAGCGGTGACCTTATACTCCCGGATGACGGAGTCTCTCTTTGAGATCTCAGCATCTTTCTTAGCAGCCATTTCTTGTAGGGTTCGTTCAAATTCACCACGTTTTAGTTGTTGCTCTTGTTGACGCTGATCCGCGTCGGCCTTTAACTGTCGTAATGATTCTGGATCACCCAGGTCCTCATAGGGTCGTAGCAGTTTCTTTTCTAATGAACCCTTCATACGGGCCATCATGTTGTCTACTTCCTGTTGAGTGTAAGTCTTGATTGCTGCCAGGTTTTCAGAAGTTGCTTCCGCGGCACCAGTTGCCTCATTTGCCAATGTATTGTCTGACATCGTTGCATCGCCTTTTCAATAAAGTTAATAATATATTTATAGATTATATCAGATCTCACTCCGATTAACGCGGCTTTGGGCCGGGTCCGGGTTTTTTCTTTTTGCCATAGTTGGTGATCATGATCAGTCATCCTCTAATGAACGCAAGATTGCTCTTGCCCATACCAAGCCAGCAGGACCACCCCATAAGAGATAGGCCTGTGTGCCAGGTGTTTCAGAACCCGGTGTATAATACACACGGGCTCTACTTAAAAAACTGAATGTTCGACGAACAGTGTCTAGACTGACCTGTTCACGACGAGCAAACTGATTTGCACGGGCCAAGCCCACTGCTGTGCCACCTTGTCTGCTTCTAGGCAGTTGTGCTCGCATGGCCAAGCCCTGTCGTGCGGCTGCCGCCATCGCTTCAGTGGCACGATAAGTGGCCATTATAGTTTTTGCCCTGCAGGTGGCCTGTAACCGGATCTATAGGCAGCCTGCCCTTGTGCTCTAGCACGAGCCATTGCATCTGCACCTGTGTAAATCTTTCCTGTGTTGCCCCATTGATAGCCCACTTGGCCATTGGGACCTTGAACTCTGCGAACTGGCATCAGGTGTCCTCTCGCATGCTTTCGATCTCTTCTTCGATGCGCCCTTCCCAGGCTCTGCACCAGTAAACAGGATTCACTGTTTCATCCCAGCGACTGCAACCCTGTGTGATGGGGTCATAGTAACTGCAATTGGCACAGTTTTCTCCTGCTGGCACACCTGGGGTGTTGGCTGGCACATAAGCATTGGGCAGGCCTTCGTTGTGTGTGAGATAGCGTTCGGGTTCTTCTTTGCCCAACAGTTCTAGGATTTGATAATCTATCACTGACAACACACCTGGGTCAGTGGCAGTTTCTTTTGCAGTCTTAAGAGTCTGCATGTTGTTTTCTATATCACGAATGTTGAAACTTCCTGGATACTCCACATGGCCGGTCCACTCTGCGCCCACATAGTCTGCAAATATTGACCAGATCTGTTCTTCGGCCAGTTCCAAGTTGTCGGCCTTGCTGCTAAGACGGGCATTCAACAATTGAAATTCTGTTTGCATGGCCACGCCACTTAGTGTGCGTGATTCTGTGGCACGGATAGCACCTGTGTTGGCCATCTTGTCGATCACAGCCACAAGGTTGTCCTTCACTGTGAGCATGGCACTGAGTTCTGCACCGTTGTAGTCCAAGATGTAGGGCTTCAAGCCGGGATCAAGATTGTCTGGTATCTGTATGATGGCACCTGCACCAATGCCTGCCTGTGTTTCAGGTGTTTTCACAAGGCTGGGGTGGCTGTCAATACGTATGCTTTGTTCTATCTCCGAATTGATGTTGTAGATCATTCTTTGTGTGTCGGCAATGTCAGTGATGTCACTGACGCCAATGCCACGCACGTTTGATCTGAGATTGTAGGCACACACAGCAGGAATGTAGCCTAGGCCATTCACTTCAGTGTAGTCCGCAGTGATTCTGTTGTTCTTGGTATCCACCTCAATGGTCTGCACAGTGTCCGGAGTCCATACTCGCACTGTCTGACCCGAGTCTGTGAATTCTTCTACGTATTTGAAGTAGACCAATTCATAACGACCAGTTTCACTACGACGCCATTTCCAATCTGTTACTGCAAGTGGAGTCATCAAGTTCACATAAGGACGCACACCCATCTGTTGTTCATCTGCTAGGGTAACAGCACCCACATCAGGCTTGGCCACCATGATCCAGCAGTGTCCAAATACACTGGCCCAGGTGCTGACATCCTTCATAAACGCATTGAGACTGCGGCCATCTAGATCTGCATCTCTTAGGAAGTCCAGCACACGTGGGTCATTTTCTATAGTTCCAAATTCACGTTCGGGCTGTTCTCTAAACAAGAAACTGTTATACACCTGCACCACTGAGGCACAGTGATTGTCCAATGGTGTGGCACGTAATCTGGCAGCGTATTCGCCTGGCGTTTCCAACACATATCGTGTGAGATAAGCACCATCACGATATTCTTCACCGCCTAGATAGCTTTGGTAAAGGTATTGCCATCTCAGACGATAGGCATTGTATTCTGTGTTTGAACTCAGTGCTTCGGCAATTTGTTCGTCTATGGTTTGTATGATTGACATTTTTTAGTCCTTGATGAGTATTTACCGTTGTGTGGCAATGCTGTGGCCCCAACGTGTGGGTGGTGCGATGACTTGATCTCTACGAACAGGCCACCGATAGTCTACATAGTAGCGCACAGCATCGCTCATGTGATCGTAACCAGAATCCTTGTCCGGTATGTTGCTGCCAGGTTTGTAGCTGTGTTTTTCTAAACTTTCACGCACACTTCTGCAGGCACTGGTGACCCACATTCTACGTTCTCCAGCGGAATTGCACAGCATGCTGTTCACAGCATTGATGCCATCACGCACAGGTGTGTGTGCTCTGGGTGCTTTCACAACAAAGCCTGCATTGGCCAGGATGGTGTGATCTGTTGCTCCGCCTGCCGAAGTCTTTCTAGCTGAACCAGCAGGATCCGGATAAACAAAGATCCGTTGTGTGGGATAGCGTGTGCGAATCTCTTCTACCAGTTCTGTAGTATTGCTACTCAGCAGGGCAATTTCATCAATCACATGACAGTGCTCCGGAGTTTCCGCAAACACAGCGGCACTCATTTGCCCCACGTTGAAGTCCAGTCCAATGTGCAACACACCAGGTGTGGGCTGAGTCCATTCACGTGTGTTTTCTGCACGATCAAATGCATAGAACAGTCTGTTGCTGTAGGTCTCAAAGGTGGCCAGGTATTCTTGATTGAATGTTCTGGCATCCAGATCACGCCGGGCCTGTGTGAGTTCTGCTTCTGTGACATTGCCACCACTCAGTGTGGTATATTGATAACTGCTCCATTCAGGTTCGGCAGGATCCTGTCCGCGATTGTAGAGATCATAGGCCCAGTTGGCCTGTCCCATTGGAGTTGAAATAAACATGGCAGTGCCTAGTCTATCACTCAAGGTGGGTCGCAACACTTCGGTCCAGGCCTTTTCATCAATCATGGCAAACTCATCCATGATCACTGCATCTAGTCCTACACCACGTAGGCTGTCTGGATTGTCTGCACCACGTAGACTGATTCTACTGCTGTTCTTCAGCACAATGGTCAGATCACTTTCATTGATACGATGCACCCATCGTAGGTCTTGCAGACGCCATTTGAGTTGATCCCAAACAATCTGTTTGGCCTGTCTGTAGGTGGGTGCCACATAGAACACTCGTTGATTGGGTCGGGAAGCCACACGTGCCAGTTCTCTAATGGCCAAAAAGGTCTTGCCCCATCGACGACCGGATATCACCACACGGAATCTAGCAGGGTCTTGACTGACCTGCAGTTGTCCTGGATTCAAGGGCATGTTAGGCCGCGAACTGCGTCAGCAAGAAGTTCACCACTGCAGGAATTACAGTGGCTGACACCAAGATGCCCAGGATCCACCACAGGCGATTGTCTAGGCTTTCAACCTTCTTGTTGATCTTGTTGACATCTTCCTGTAGGTGCCGCAGGTGATTCTCTTTGATTATTTCAATTTCTTTGGCTAGTTCTTTTAGGGTCATACAGTGTCATCCGTCCAGGGCAAGGGTTTCTGAGACGAATCAGCACGATCAGTTTCTTGTGGACGACCAACAATTCTATCCCATACAGCAACAAAAGCCGCTGTGTCGCCGGAGTCTCTGGCCTTGACCAGTTGTGCCCAGGCAGCGTTGTGTAGTTCTGCTGTCCATCTACTTTGATATTCTTCTACCACTCGAGTCATGGCCTGTTTGATGGCCTTGCGTTCTGCACGTTCACGCAGATGCTGAGCACGTTGGTCAGCAGTGAGAGTTTTTAGCCATTCGGAATAGACTGCTTTGCCGGGTTCCCAGTTTGCGCTTTTCACGGCAGGGTTTCCTGATCCGAATCAAGGATTCTGTCTACCATTTCAGGTGTGGTATGCACACGACCAGTCCAGCCTGGATAACGATCCTGTGCGGCTAGCAGTCTACGAGCTTGATATTCTGCACAGGCCTTGCGTAGTTCGTCAGCAGTGAGGTGATCCGTAGGTATAGGAATGACATAGTTCATGGACTATTTAGTCCTGGGATTCTGCCTCTGTATCCAAGTCCGCCAACTCTGCCTGCTCCAACTGGTCTGCTGATTCTGCTTCGGCCAGATCCAGTTCTGCCTGAGCCAAGGCCAAGGCCATCTGATCCATTTCACCAAAGAACTCTGCCACAGCACTTTCTGATTCCGGATCCAGTTGTGTTTGTTCTATCCAACGGTTGAATATTTCTTCTCGCAGTTCAAAACTCTGCACACGATACTGACTCCAGGTCATGGGCCATAGATCTGCTGTGATGGTCTGTGTGGTTCTGGGCAAGCGAGGCCTGGCCACAGGCACAGGCATCAGAAGTCTTTTGTAGTTTTCTGGATCAATTCGAATGCGATTCAATATGGTGGCCACTGAACATTCGTGTGCTCGTGAAGCCAGACTGGCACTGGCGTATACGCCCATGGGGGTTTTAACTGGTGTGGCCTGTGCCATTGTGTTCCTTTGATTTTTGTATCGCTAACCAGAATGCCAATTCATTCTCTGTGTGTTTAATTTGACGATTTTGTTCAATCCAAACACAGCGATAATGTTCTATGTTAGCACAGATGCCGGCAGGTGTCAAGTCAGGTTGAGTCATTGTATCACCTTAGTTATCGGATTCGTGCTCGCACACGACCTTGTGTGTCTGTGACTGTAAAGGTCTGTCGAGGTTGGGCACCTGAACCTGGGGTGCCAGTCCAGACGGTGGGATCTGAATAGGTCACAGTGCCGTTGTGTGTGACACAGGTCAAGGCTCTGCCACAGGGATCAGTGACCCATGCAGTGCTACAGCCTGTGGTCAGCAGGCAGGCCAGGATCGTCACGAAGATTTTTTGTGTGTTCATACTCTAGTTCTTTCTCTAAGGCCAACAGAATCAGCACCAAGCCCTGCTCGGCACCCCATTGTTCCAGTAGCAATCTCAACTGTGCTTGCAAACGCAGACGATCAAACAATCGGTTGTTCATTTGGGATTGTCAATTTGGTTGTAGATGCGTTGCAACAGGGCCTGCTGGGCACACTTCCAAACGGCACTGTTCGGATTGGGATTGTCTGCGTCCAAGCGTGTCATTTGCACAATACGTTCCAGGTCTGCCAGCACTGACTGACCATTGTCGGTGCTGAATAGTTCTCTGTAGTTGGCTTTCATTTTTCAATACCTCTCCGGATTGCATGTCTCTGTTTCATTGCGGCACTGATCCGAGCACGGTGCTCTTCAGATATAGTTCTGCCTTTGTTGGCAGCAACAATTTTGTTCCAGCCTTCTTCGGTCAACTCACCATGATACGTGCCTGTTCGTGCGGCACTGATCCGAGCACGACCCTCTGCAGTCTGTGAAGGTGGAAAAAGATTTGCGTGTTTTTTTCTTCCATCCCAGAGCCTAAACTCGGACCATGGCACTTGTGTGCCATTGGCCAGGGTCACCATGATTTCAGGCACTGTGCTCATTTTGCACCTCCTGAACGCTGTGGCAACAAACCTTCTGCACGAGCTTGCCAGTTTTGCTTGTCCGCAGTGTAGATATTGCACAGGGTGTCCAGGGCACGAAGATTCACTGCCTTGCTCATTTTGTTGTTGTCTACCCAGTCCAGCAACATAGTAACTTCTCCTGTGCTAAGGTTGCGACTGTCTAGCATGCCTTTTGCATATACCATGTAGCATACCATGGCCATCTCGTCGTCAATAGTGGGCCTAGCCAGGATGCTTTGGTAGCCGCGTGTGTCTAAAGCACTGAGCTTCTTAAGCATGCGTGGATTCTGATTGTCATAGCCCACATTGGTAGCAATGATAACACCGCCATTGAACACAAACGATGTTGGCACTTGTGCGGCAGCCAAGAAATGTGTTTTGGTATGCCAGTTCAGTGTTCTCACCGGGATAGAGTCCATTGCGGCCTTGAGCAAGTTGATGCCATCAGTGTCATTGTAGATACTGTCCGCGTCATCCAGGAACACAACACAACCTTGCTCACGGAAGCGATACAATTCCATGTATAGATCCAGAGCGGATGATTTGTTGTTGATCTTGATCCAGGCGTCGCCGGCATGCTGAACAAGACTGGCCTCAATGTTATAGGTCTTGCCTACACCGCCTGGGCCTTTGGCTACTAGACTACGAGACTGGCCTAGAGCAATTTGCTCCACTGCCCAGTCCATGTTGTTGTAGCAGGCGTCAAATTCGCTAAAGCGACTGCTGTATGTTTTTTTGTAAGACATTCGGTTCCTTTTGGTTAAGTTAAGTAGACCTGCTTTTTGCAGTTCATGTTATTATTGTAGCATAAACGGATTTATTGGTCAAGCAGTTCAAATGTAGTAATAATTAGTTACATTGCGTTTGATGCGTCTAGCCAGGGTGCAACAGGCTATGCCCAATTGTCCACTGGCAATTGTGATACTGGCAAACACGCCAAAAGGCGTATGCACTGCTTTGGCATTGTTGCCCGGGCCAGAACGATTCTGTGCGGATTTGGACTGTTTAGCACGAGTCTCTTCTGAGGCAGTGCGACCTTTGGTAGTGCGACGCAGGCCTGCTTCACGTTCAAGTTGTTGACGAATGCCATGTGCTTGTTTTTGCTCCTCGGTCCATTTGCGACCTGGAACACCTTTAAGCGCACTGGGCTTACCAACTTTGGCTGACATGGCCTTACGATGATTGGCACGCTGTGAATCCGACCAGTCACGGGCCAGGTGTGTGGTGGAAGCAGATTGTCGGATTCTGTTGCGGTCTGCGGCTGTCATCACAAGACTTGCTTGTTTCTGGGCACTCCAGCTACGGAACTCTGTCCAGGTCACTTGTGTGCCATTTGTCAAAGTTACCACTAAGTCCAATGGTGTATGCGACATGCAGGGTCCTCTGTGTTTGTTGTTGATCTGTTCATAGTATAGCACAGGTTGAATATTGGGTCAACCCGTTAGTGCTGGGTCTGTGCATAAACTGCATCAACTATTGGGCCCTGGGTCATAACTGTCAGCACTACACGTGATTTGGCACCAATGATCATCACAATCTTAGTGCCAGGAATAGTGCAATACCATGATTCTACTGCACCATTTTGGGGGCATGTGTAACTGCGGCTTTTTTTGAATGCTGTTGTGATGTTCACTTCTTTGTCCGTTGAAATTGGTGTGTTAAGACGCTGTTGCATACGTTGCGCGGCGTGGTAGCTAAAAATTACTTGCATAAAATGCCTTTTAGGTTCTGTTCGGTTCTTATGGGGTGTTTTTTGATCCCATACAAGTATTATAGCAAAAGGCAATTTATTGGTCTACCTCCATGAAAAACCCTGCTTTTTGCAGGGTTTTTATGTGGTTTTAGTGTGGCATTTACGCAACAACAGCGATTATTTCACAGGATCCGCTGAATGTCAAATGCTGTAGTGTCAAACCATTGGTTATACTTTTTAGCCTGTGCTTCTGCAGTGGCCCGGTTGTTCCAGGTAGAGCGTTGATATTTGATGGCATCCTGTGTCCAACTGCTTCTGCGAGCAGTGACATAAGCACCTTGATAAGTCAAGATCCACAGGCCTGGCGGGGTCATCACAGTGAGTTCAGTGCCGCCCGGCAACTGTGTGGAGCGGAGTTGGGGTCTGCCTGCTCTGCTCATGTCTGGCTGCGATCTAGACGTCGCTGTTGTGCTCTACTGCGATAACCTGTGCTTCGCATGGCAGCCTGCTGGGCTGAGTGTTCTGATCTGGTAATGATCCGCACATTGTCAGGTTGCCAGGGCAGATCAGTATCCACACGTGTCATGCAACGGCTGTTGGCAGTGCGACCTTTCAAGTGCCAGTGCGGTGCCCAGATCTGTTTCCAAGGCTCAAAATCCAATGCCCATGGTTCCGCACGATAATGTGCTTGATTTCGCTGTTGTATCCACACACGATAACGAGCATGTTCCGCCGGATCTGGTCCTGTGGCCCACACATGTGGTCTTGGTCCACGACTCTGTGGTCTGGGTGCTGAGTTTGACCATGCGGGATTTGCCGGCACAAACTGTGTGAGTCTGTAGTGATCTGGATTCACACAGGCAGGATCACCACACTGATTCCTCATGCGTTCACAGGGACCCAGGTCGCGTCCCAAGGCTCTGCTCTGTGCCCATCTACGAGCAGCGGTATACTTATTCAGAGTGTTATCCCAGTATACCGCATAGTCCTGTTGATTGCGAACTCCGGTCCAGACCCAGCAGTCATCTGCGTTCTCTACCCACAGTGCATCAAACGCCAGTCCTTTGACTCTTCTACGACTGCTGTTCATACCGGCTCTCCTGCTGTGTCAAACAGCTCAGAATATTGATTTGCTTGACCCGTTCGTTGTGCCAGATCCAACTGCACAAGATCCAGTGCTTCTGCCTGGTCCCGCAATTCAAAGGTGCATTTGGCACGTGAGTCTGCTGTGACCACATGTGTGCCACGCCGTGTGAGTCTGTCAGTTCTTTTTAGATCTCTATACACACCCCAGGGGTTTGAATCTTGCACCACGTGATCCCATCCCGACCTCCGAAAGTTTGTGTAGCTGCTGTCCACTGTCATTTCGTGGTATGTGCTGTCATCCACACAGTAAAATGTCAGTCGCCACATTGTGACCGCATTGAGTCGACTGGGCTGTGTAGTTCTATCAATTAGAATATATTTCATTGGATTCCTTAAAGGCAGTGTTTTTTTATTTATAACATATTATACTGCAATCAGATTTATAGCACTAGTGGTTTTGGCTGAATCTGTTGGAGTTACTTATTGAGATGAGTTGCACTCATCTATCAAGTGCTTCGTAAACTCAGCACTTGATTGCCTGCATCTCTCTTAGAGAAAAACACATGAGATAGATGATGCGGTGTAAAACGCCAAAGGAATGGCTAATGCAATAGGACCTTAAAAAAAAGTCTAGTATTGCATCAGCCCTTCCGACAAGGCATTTCAACCATCATCATCCTGTGATGCGGCGGTTCCCCCAATTGGGAACTCTTACTGGAACTTACACAGAGACTTGCGGGCGAGACCTTTGACTATAGCCTACTCGCCAATCTTCATTCCCAAGGAATTAACGATTTCTCCACGGCACTCTCATTGTTCCCCTTATGTGTAAGTTTCTGGGGTGAGCAGGATCCTTTAGCCATCATATCGTGATCCATGTTTTCAAGTTTGGCGGGTGCCAGAATATGCCTTAGTGATTGAATTTTATCTAGTTGTGTTTGTGTTTGTTGCCTGCGGTCCAAACAGTTCTGTGCGATCTGTTCAAACTTTTTGTATGCTTTTTTGCTGAGTGCTTTGCGATCTCGAATTACAATGCTCCAGTATGCCTGGAAGCAGTTGTAATCTACAGCATTACTTCGGTATTCTGCTTCAAACTCGTCCTGGAACTGCGTAAGAAACACGATATCATTGTAGTGCGGATGACCTTCGATTGTGTCCACAGGAATACCTTTTTTCTGGCACCAGGCAGCAACACGCCAGTTCTGGCGAGTGTGTTGGTGATCAAAGGAATAGTATTTTTCTGCTGAAATGAAATCTCTTGTCATACACAAGTATATATGACACAAACAAAAAAAGCAACGATTTAGGCGGTGTATTGAGCCAAAACAAAGCCCAGACTGGCTGGGCTTGGTTTGGTGAAATAGGTGTTATCAGATCCAGGCGGCTGTATTTAACAGAGATTGGATTTCAAATGGCACCATAGCGTGAACTGTGATGTGGACTCTGCCGCTGAGTCTGCGTTTCAGTTTCTAAGAAACTCCGGATCTGATAACAGTGTTATTTAGCACACACGGCATATTACCTTGCAGAAACATAAAAAAAGCCCAGACTGGTTAGAGCCTGGGCAAAAGAAGGAACACACAATATGAGTTGTTATTATAGCTGTTCAGTGTGTTCCTGTCAAACAGTTTGGCAAAACTGCCAATTCATAAGTAATCAATGCTACCCAAATTATATAATCAACGCATTGCCGAAGTGGTCACTGCTTGGCACCGCTGTTGCTCTTGTCCCTTGTGTTCGGAGCCTGCGGCTTGGCGAATCAACTGGCGTCGAGCCAAAGAACAGGCCTGGCGTAGAACTGCCTGCAGCCATCGTGTGCCGGTTATACCACGACAAGATTGATCATCAGTCCATTGTGACTGAAACGTTGCCAATACCAAAGGTCAGGCTGTTGCCGTTCAACACGGTCTGTGCAGTGCTGAGTGGGCCATAATACAGGATGTTGCCACTGGTAGATGCATCTGCTATGCTCCAGGCCACTGCTGTGACCCAATTTGCAGATGCAGGACCAAAGGTCACGTTGCCTGTGTTGGTGGCCACACCTGACGTGACTGAAAATGCAGTGGCCTGTCTGGCATAACTGCTGCCACTCAGTTCTGTGCCGCTAGTTGAGTCTGTGGGTGCCACTGAATACAGGGCTGTGTATACTGTGGCCGGAGTGGTGTAACTCACATTGCCCAAGGTGGCGTTTAGTAATGCGTTTTCTAAATAATTGCTTGCTGACATAGTTGTTCCTTAAAATGCTACCAGTTGTGCTGCTGCGCCTGAACTTGCATTGTCCGACTGCACCTTGCCACCGGCAGGTGCACGTGATCCTGTAGGCACATTGAATGAATAACCTGTGGCAGTGTTGGTGCCGTTGTCGGAGTTGTAGGCCATCCAGGCCTGTTGACTG